AAAATCTGAATCACTGTATCCTGTTCCAACTGGAAGAATAACAGAGTTAATTAAAATAATATCACCAATTGCAAGTCCATGATTCGTAGCAAAAGTTAAAGTACATTCAGGTGAACTATTAGTTGTTGCTATTTGAACAGAAGTTAAAGCAGTTCCTAAAGGAGTAATATCATATAACTGTCCTTCAAAATAAATAAGAAGAAATTTATCCGTTCCTATAGCTACATATCTATTTCCAGAAATATCTACAAAAGGATGTTGTGCTCTGGCCACACCTACAATAGTATCTGTTAATAAAGAAGCCCAGCCTCCTACTTTTTCAGGAAGACCATAACGAAATCTTACATTGTTGGAATCAACCCAACGACCTTCTGCACCTACTGTGGTATCCTGTTTATCTATTCCAGGTTTAAAGTTAACTTGCTGAAGAGGCATGTTACCTCCTTATATTTTATTAGTATAGATCCAGCCTACTGTTGCATTGGCATACACCAATGTAAAAGCGGAACCATTAGTTGAAACTACTAGATTAGAAGCAAGAGCGTTTATATTTTCACCATTTCTTCCAACGGTTAGATTGTTAGATGCAAAAAAGTTTCTAGCATCTAATAAAGATACTTGATCTCCGATAGAAGGAGAAGCAGGTAAAGTAATAGTAACAGGAGTAGAGCTTGTATCTACAAAAATTTGATCACCATTAACTGCTGTATAAGCACCATTAATAGTAGCGTATCCTTTAGTTTGAATTCCTAATGAAACATTGGTTCCGTCTGAATATAATAAAGAAGTAGACTTGATAGGTAAACTAATACCAGTTCCTGAAACTGTTTTGACAGTTAAGCTATATAAAGAAGAAGTTCTATCAGTAGCATCTTCTACTACAAATACTCGTTCAGCACTATCCGGCATAGTTACTGTACGATTCGCGGTCAACGTTCCTGTTAACTTGTAATAAAGATTCTTACCATTAGATATCGCACCGTTAGCCAAGGATAGCGCGACGTCGGCCGCTGCTACATCTAGCGATAGATAACCTGATGCTGCTTGTTCTAAAATTTGTAAATTAGTATTAGTAATGGTTCCCCATGTACCTGCTTTTTCACCTGTTGTGATAAGTTCTAGTTTAATATCGTTTGAATAATTTGATGCCATAATATTTATGCGTCTGGGTCAATTGGTACCCAAATCTGTCCAACTCCTGGGTTTATAGGGTTCCATGATATCACAGTTACTGGGTTAGTTGCAAGGTCTAATTCTATACCAGAAACAAGAACAGTTTGACCGATTGCTATAGAAACATTTCCTGTAGCTACATTAATTCTATTTCCATTTGGTAATACAACTGAATCAGCTGAAATAATAGTATTTCCAATAGATATATTAAATCTATTACCTGTAACAGATACAACCTGACCTATTCCACCTGTGTCTGCAAAAGGTGCTTCAGCGAATGATGTAGTTCCAAAATACATAATTTATCCTATGGTGTTTGTATTCGTACCCAAATTTGATTTGCTCCTGGTACAATTCCTTGCCAAATTTTAACGTTAGGAGTGTTTGTTCCTATTTTAAGACCTGATCCAGTAGGCAATGCAGTAGCACTTGCTACAATAGTTACTGTGCCTGTATTTAAATTAAATCTATTTCCAGTTACACTTACTTGAGCATTAGCAGCAATGGTAGCATCTCCAATACTTACATTTACTCTATTTCCATTTACAGTAACATTTGCCGTTCCTGTAACCGTTACTGTATTAGTAGATACATTAACTCTAGATCCATTAGGAAGAACTACTGCTTTTGCAATAATTTCTGTTGTATCTCCAATAGCAAGATTTAATCTATTACCAGTAACTCCAACAACATCGGCAACATTAACTATTCCAGTTTCAATATCTAAACGATTACCAGTTAGTGCAACTAATGCTTTTCCTATAACAGATACATCTCCTGTATCTAAATTAAGTCTATTACCAGTAACTCCAATAACATCCGCAACATTAACTGTTCCTGTTGCAATATCAAATAAATTACCTGTAACAGGTATATTAGCATCAATTTGAAAACCTACTATTCCGGTAGCTATATTAAATGCATTTCCAAGAACCGGTACATTTTGATTGATACTGATGACTACATTACCAATAGAAGTATTAATTCTATTTCCCGTAGGAAGAATAAGCGCTTTACCTTGCGTAACGACTTGGCCTGTTGCCAAATTAACCTGTGAGCCTAAAACACTAACAAATGCATTTGGATTAAACCCTGTATCTGCAAAAGGTGCTTCTGAAAATGATGTAGCGCCAAAAAACATGTATAATTCCTATTAACCGGACAGGAGAGTGGTATGGAGGTGTTCTCCTGTCCTTAATAGGAAGTATATCAGCGTTTAAACCAAGATGGAAGTCCTAAATGTGATCTTCGGTCAAAGAGGTTTTCTTTAGATCCTTTGGTTTTAGTATTGTTATAATGTAGGAAAACTTGAGCACAATCATTGCCTTTAAAAGGTTCTCTCCAGTGTTCTAATATATTACCTCTATACACTAACATATCTCCTGGTTTTAAATTAACAGAGGCACCTTTCATTCCTTCTTTTCCCGAAGGTTCTATAAAGATAGGCCATTTATCTCCACCCAGATTAAGAGTAGTAGATATCTCACAAGAAAATCTATCCTTGTGACGTTTCAATTCATCACCTGGTTTATAGATTCTTGCATAGGTATAATTAGGAGTTAACTTTAATCCTGTTGTTTTTTCCATAACAGGTTGAAGTTTTAATAACAAAGTCTCAAAAGCCATATTGGCATATTGAGAATAAGTATGAGGAATTTGTTCATTCTCACTTTCGTAATAACCAATCATGGTTTCAAAAGGAGAGATGTATCTTTCTTTAATACAAGTATCATATACCTGTTTTTGCATAGAAAAATAATTGTATAAAAAAGTTGCAAGATCGGTAGATATTGCTTTTTCAATGACACAAAAATTATCTTTTTTAAAATTATATTTTTTAGCCATGTTATACCTTCTTTGCCATTTCTTTTAATATGGCACTAATACAGATATGAATAAACCTAAATGGTTTTTTTCCATAATCTACTGAATATTCATGTTCCATATATCCTGGAAATATAATGAGTGTCCCTGGCTTTGGTTTGAAATGAACCAATTCGGTTCCATGAAAAATTCCATTACCAGGTTTCATTTTTAATTTGGTTGCTCGTGCCCCGGTTCGCGGTTCATGAAAAATAGGATAAGAAGTCTCTTCACCACATTTTAAAAAGTAAAATGCGTTGACATGGGTATTCCAATGAATGTGCGCGGAATGATGTCCACCACCTTTGGATGCAAATTCTTGTACCCAACTTTGTTCAAAGAATGTTTGATATTGACTCATATCAAATCCTTGCCAATCTAAAAACTCCCAACATTTCTGACCTACATAATTATGAAAGTCTTTAAATTTTGTATCTACAGTTAATGGTGTAGAGTGATGACTAATTCCAAAATCACCATTTTTTTTAATATGATCTTTATTTCTTTTTCTTGCTTCCTTAATATAAGGATCGCTTGCTTTGTTTAATGATTTTATAAACTCTGGTTTCTCTTCTAACCATATTGGAGTTTTAAAATATTCTAATATTTGCATATTTATTTAAATGGATATCCAAGGTTCCATATCACCAATGAATATCTAGTTCCTCTCGTTACGGGTTGAACTCGATGCCACACAAAAGAAGGAAATACTACTATCGAGCCTTTAGGTAATATTTCTTTGGAAGTGATAACATGTTTATCTTCGTCCCTCATATGAGGATCGTAAGATCTTGTATCAAATTGTAACTCACCACCTGTATATTCTGAACCGTCTGTTAATTGACAGGTCACAGAAAGCTTTCTAATCATACCGTGTTCAGGAGTATTTGGTTTATCATAAGGTTTATCCCAACTATCACAGTGCCAATCATAATATTGATTGAGTTTATATTTCGTAAACTGACAAGATTCGGATCGTACCCAATCAAAATTCCATCCCGCTCTTTTATTTGCTTCATGAACATAAGGATGTATTTCTTTATAAATCCAAGTATCATTCAACCAAACTAAATCTGATTTTCTTTTTCGTTGCATGTTTAAGACATCGTCTTCTTTTAATTCTTTATCTCCAAAACCACCTGTTCTAGCCATAGCTTCTGGTTTAGCTAAAGCATATTTAATAATGTCATCACATAATCTTGGTGGTAAGGCTGATTTAAAAGCCCAATAATGATTAGATAAATTCATAAGTAATGGTTTGTATAAAATTTAATTGATCGCTGGTATTGGAAGATATGTAATACATTTGAGTTGCTGGAAACATAATAAACTGATTATTGTTTAAAGGTATATCCCAACTTCTTCCTGCTCTTCTATTATCGTCAAAATGAATTCTGACAAAACAAGAATCTTTAGCAAGTTTCACTCCATATAAAAGTACAAAGTCAGGTGAATTTCTTAAATCAACTTTATCTACTTGTAATAAAGGAAGTGATGCTTCTCTTGGTTTATAAAAATTTCCCCATGTTTTTTTATTTACTAACTGAAAACCATATTCTAAATTAATATGATCTCTCATGTAGGTATTCAACATGTCCCATTGTTTTGAGAATGGAAATTCTTTATTAAATAAATTTTGTGTTAAAATATCTTGCGCTAATTTTTCTCTATCTATATCCCAATACTTGGGCATATCAATAGTTCCGTGATACAGTGCTATTTCTGATAATACTTTCTTGTGCATACCTGTTACAGTATGTAGTAAGATTCTATAATAATGTCAAGTGTTAGGCTAAAGAGTTTTCTAAATCCCAAGACTGACCATCTTCATTCCAGTTGTAACTCCATCTATGAGTATCAGCTGTATTTTGATCTTGTTGTTCTTGAGTTAGTTCTGGCGCATCACCAATAGGAGATTGCCATCTAGCTTCATCGATTTTTTTAACCCATGATGCATATGGTTTTTTAGGCCAGAAAATTTGATCATCTTCATCCCAAGTATAACCAATACCTGCATAGTTTCCTCTGAATGCTTTGGTATTGTCACCAGAAGAATGTTTTCCTCCAGTTGTATTATAGGATGTTTGAATCCACATTTGAGCAGGCCAGTTATTGTGTTGTTCTAAATATTGTTGACCTACTGCTTCGTCTTCGACTCCGTCAGCGTTCAACATATTGTTATTATCTAGTGTTAACACTTGAATCACTTTTCCGTTAGCTCCTAGTTTTGCAAAATGTGCCATAATGTTTCTCCTTATATGTTATTTGTTAAAGTTTGTAAATACACATTTATTATTGATATTTGTATCTAATAATAACGATTCCTGAACCTCCAGATGCTCCTGTTGGAACTCCTGCTTCTGCTGCTCCTCCACCACCTCCGCCTCCAGTATTAGCTGTTCCTGAAGTTGCTGACGTAGAAGGAGATCTTGCTCCATTTCCTCCACCTCCTGTACCACCATCTCCACCTGTAGGGGTACCTGGGTGTCTTGCACCTCCACCTCCACCTGCACGTGTTACTGATGATCCTGAAATACTACTTGCTAATCCTGCTCCACCATTTCCTGCTGATGCTTGATCATTAAGTGCAACTCCACCAGCTGCTCCAGCACCACCACCACCTGTTCCACTATTAACACCTGCTCCTGGTGTGCCATTATTAGAAGCACCACCCGGATTACCTTGTGGTGGACTCACTGGTGGAGTATTTCCTGCTCCTGCGGTTGGTTGTGTACCTGGATTTGTTTGACCATTTCCTCCTCCAGAACCACCTGGATTACCATCTTGTCCACAAGGATTAGAAGGATAGTATCCACCACCTCCTCCACCTGTAGAAGTTATACTTAAAAATATTGAATTATTACCAGAAGATCCTATAGCTGTAGAAGCACTACCTGTTCCACCTGCTCCTATTGTAATTGGATATCCTGTAACTGAAATAGGTAAACCTGCACAACCAGATGGATAATTAGTCCTATATCCTCCAGCACCACCTCCTCCACTTTGAGGTGATCCACCACCTCCTGCTCCACCTCCAGCTACTACTAAATAATCTACTGTTGATGAACCAAAAGGATTTCCTGCATTAGATACTGTAAAAGTTCCTGGCCCTGTGAATGTATGAATTTTGTAATCTCCTGAAGTTGTAATGGTTCCTCCTGTAGCTGCAACAAATTCTGGACCAATAATATCACTTGCCTTGGAAGCATCAGTAAGAACCCAGCCGCGCGTTGCGTCAACATAGATAAATTGTGAAGATGCTCCTTTTACATTTATAATAAAATTAGATGTTAATCCTTGAATTTTATTTCCATTAGCATTTAATATTGCTTTATTAGTATCAAATGTATTTGCATAATCTTTGATTCCAATAACATCTCCAGCAGTTGGTGATGCTGGTAATGTAATAGTAATTTGTCCTGAAGTAGTATTTACAAAATATCCTGTTTGAGAAGATGCATTAAAATTTGTAGTTTTTGCAGTAGTATCCCAATTAATTACACCTTGTAATCCAGAAATAGTTCCTTGATTATCAATAGTTCCACCAGAAATTCCTGCTGTAGAAATGGTTCCTGTATTTGTTATTGTTACACCACAAGGTATAGAAACAGTATCACCACTATCTCCTATAGTTTGAGTTGTCCCTTTTCTTGGACTAATTTTGTTTGTCTTAATTTCACTCATTAGTTTTGATATTTGTAACGGATTATAACAATCCCTGAACCACCTGCTCCACCAATACCATTTGCACTTATATAACCCGAACCACCACCTGCACCTCCAGTATTGGCTGTTCCTGATCCAGCAGTAGCACTTCTTGCTCCAGCACCACCACCTCCATTACCACCTAATCCTATTCCTACACCTCCTGAACCTCCGCCACCTCCAGCCCTTGCAACTGCTGAACCTGTTATTGAAGAAACTGTACCAGAACCACCATCTCCTCCTACTCCATCTGATCTTCCTGCTCCTCCTGCTCCATTAGCACCTCCACCGCCACCTGAAGCGGTATTAGGGGTTGCGCCAGCTACAGGGCCACTTGCTCCTCCATTATTTCCTTGTGGTGGACTAACAGGAGGCGTATTACCAGTTCCTCCAGCTACATCAGAAACAGGTCCCGTTGTACCAGTACCACCTCCTGAACCTCCGTCCCCACCGACAACAGCAGAACGACCACCAAAACCACCACCAGCAGATGTAATTGAATTAAATACAGAATTTGAACCATCAACTCCTGGGGCATTATTTCCACCAGCACCTCCTGCTCCAATGGTTATTGGATAAGCTGTTGCAGATAATAAAGTTTGACAAGTAAATTCACGATAACCACCAGCACCTCCACCACCACCAAATTGATAAAAATTACCTTGACCACCTCCACCACCTCCACCTGCTATGACTAGATAATCAATTTTATCTGAACCTGCAGGATTTCCTGTACAAGAAACACAGAATGTTCCAGGTCCCGTAAAAGTATGTATCTTATAATC